TGTAAAAAAACGAGGATAGATAATGAACTTTCATAATGTAAAAAAAGTAACGATGAGCACCCATGATAATGGGGACGATCTAACTTGGACTAAACTTAACGTCCGACACGGCGTACACTTAAAGGTGGACAGAAGTGTGATGGAAAGAATAGCTGAACGCATACACACAGATAAAAAGATTGTGCGTGAGGTTATACGTGAGCTAAACTGGGAGCGGTGGAGCGACGTGGAGGAAGAGATTGTATTCTTTCATTCTGATGACGGGTTTAAATTTCAAATAGGCGAGGATGACTAATGGACAGAGAAGAACTAAAGCTAGTAGACTACGACGAGTGCGACCACGAATGGGAGCATCACCCAGCAGAATGGGAGCACCTGTCAGGCAGAGCAACAGTGATGCAGTATGCAGAATCATACTACTGTCACAAGTGCGACACATGGGAGAGTGAGCTTGCTTGACTCACTCAAAATTCACAAGTATAATACACAACATCAAAACCACTAGGAGAACTACAATGATCTATCGACTACGAGTAAATAAGCGCCGCTTTGGTTTGACTTCAGGCTCGCACTACTTAGGTGTGCATCTGGGCAAGCGTAGCTGGTACTTCCCTCAGACCAAGAGGCTCAAGTCCATGACCGTGGAGGACGTAGCTGGGTTGCAGACTATCGTCACCACCTACTACAAAAAAGTTACAATTGTAAATAAATAGGAGCAAGTAATGAGTAACAGAACAAAGTTTGGCAAGAGCGTAGATGTGTCACAACCATATGCCACATTCAAGAATCCACAGGGATGGGAGTGGCGTGTACTCAAGACATACCAGAGTGTAAAGAAGGAGCGAGACAATCCCTACGCACGGTGGTTTGTTGCAGCCAAGTCACCACTGACGTATGATAGCTGGGAGTACGGTGACACATACGTCCGAGAAGTCGAGCAGTATGGTCATCTGACTTCAGCAACTAATGAATGGTTAGAGGAATATCTTTATGAGTGATTCATACAGCTACGATGCAGACGTGACAGATCCCAATGAGCTAGACCCCATTGAGCGCATGTGCCGTGATCTTGTAGACTACCGCATCAACGTCATGCCAGTGAGCGAAATGCTAATCATCTGTGCAGACCACCTGATGCAGGACTTGGAGAACAGACCGCTATCTGAGGTTCAGTCCATGCACGATCAGTTGTTTGCCAACGCATCGGAGGTTCACTAATGCGATGTAAGGCATGCAATGTATTGCTCGAAGACTACGAGTCGATACGTAAGGACAAGCAGACAGGTGAGTTCCTAGACCTATGCGACGAGTGCTTACACACCAGTAACCAAACACTTTTTGACATGACAGAGGAGGAAGATGGAACTATTTTGTACGATGTTGTTGACAATTGAGTCACGCATCTGTATAATACTATAGTGTTAGACAGCAAAAATAATTTTACAATTGTAAATTTCTAACTGTCTAGCACTATCATCAATCGGTAACAATAGGAGAACCAAATGCCGGTAATTGAAGGTAAAGCAAACTTCGTTCACATCAAGAACACTGAGGAGTATCGTGGCAAAGACACTGGTGCTTTCTCTATGTTAATGACACTGAACGAGACTGATGCCCAGACTTTTGAGAACATGGGTGTACGTCTGAAACCCTACGGTGAACCACCTGAGCAGATCATACAACGTAAGTTCAAGAGCAACTACCCTGTGAAGATCATTGACAGCGAAGGTGTGGACATTCGTGCTGTGTCTGAGTTCATTCATCAGCAACAGACTGACTTCATCCTCACTAATGAACAGACTGAGGATTATTTAGATGAGGATGAAGAGGCTAGAGAAGCAGCTAGGGAAGCAATTAGGGAGGCAGCTATTGAAGCAGCTACAGCAGCGGCAGTGAAGGAGTACGGAAAGAGTGCTGTGGATCTTGCGCTAGCTGATGAGATACCTAGCGGTGTGTTCCGTGTCTCCTTTAAGTATGGCCCTTCGCACCCTGTGCATGGTGTGCCTGTCTACATGGACGGTATTCGCATACTAGAAGTGGAAGGAGTAGCAGGTGTTGACCCAGCACTCTAAGTTTGTACGTCATGAGCCATGCAATTCGTGTGGCTCCTCTGACGCTAAGGCTGTGTACGAGGACGGGAGTAGCTATTGCTTCTCCTGCCGTGAATTTAGTAAGGGTGGCAGCAGTGTCACCTCTACTAAACCAACTGAACTTAGGAGGAAGCTAGACTTGACTGGAGTAGTAGCTGACATCTCTGACAGAAGCATATCCAAAGCCACCTGTGCTAAGTACGGTGTGACAGTGGAGTATGACTCGACAGGTAAGATAGCCAAGCACATCTATCCCTACTACTCTTGCGATACTGATGAGGTCAAAGGCACCAAGGTCAGGCTGGTGAAGAACAAAGATTTCTTTGCCACTGGCAGCACTGAAGGTGTTGGACTCTTTGGTCAGCAGACGTGCAGAGGTAGCGGTAAGTTCCTAACAATCACAGAAGGAGAAGTAGACTGTCTGTCAGTAGCAGAGATGTTCGACAGGAAGTACGATGTAGTGTCCTTGAGATCTGGTGCCTCATCAGCAGCCAAGGAAATCAAGGAGCAGCTAGAGTGGATCGAAGGCTACGACAATGTGGTGCTGTGCTTCGATAACGACAAGGCTGGTAAGCAGGCCGTGGCAGATGTCAAAGACCTGTTCAGCCCTAACAAGCTGAAGATCGTTAGGCTCCCGCTAAAGGATGCCAACGAGATGCTACAGGCCAGACGTGTGAAGGACTTTGTGTCTGCATGGTGGGACGCTAAAGTGTACCAGCCAGATGGTATCATCTCAGGCAACGATACATGGGAAGCTCTTACCAACAAGATCAAGGTCAGCTCAGTGCCCTATCCTTGGCAAGGTATGAACACATACACCAAAGGGTTCAGGCCATATGAGCTGGTGACAATCACAAGTGGCTCGGGCATGGGCAAATCACAGATAGTCAGGGAGCTGGAGTATTACCTACTAAACGCTACGGAGGACAACATTGGTATCCTAGCTTTAGAGGAGGACGTAGCTCGCACTGCACTGGGCGTGATGTCAGTAGCAGCAGACTGTCCCTTGCACTTGGAGGAAGACCTAGACCCTGATGTTGCATTCCCATTCTGGGAGCAGACGATGGGCACTGGTCGGTACTATTTGTTCGATCACTGGGGTAGCACTAGCGAAGACAATCTGTTGGCTCGCGTGCGCTACATGGCAAAAGCGTTAGACTGCAAGTGGATTATCCTTGACCACCTGTCTATCGTTGTGTCAGCACAGGACAACGCAGATGAGCGCAAGGCTATCGACGCTATCATGACCAAGCTAAGGTCGCTGGTGCAGGAGCTAGGTGTAGGTCTGTTCCTTGTGTCTCACCTCAAGCGTACCCAAGGCAAGGCACATGAGGACGGTGGGCAGATAAGTCTAAGTGAACTACGTGGATCACAGGCTATCGCTCAGTTGTCCGACATGGTGATTGGTCTTGAGCGTGACCAGCAGAATGAGGACGAGGAGAGGCGCAACACAACGACAGTTCGTGTCCTGAAGAATCGTTACGCTGGGTTGACGGGTGCCTGCTGCTACCTGAAGTACGACAAGATCACAGGCAGGATGCGAGAGGTGCCAAAGCCGCAGCAGGAGGATAGGGCTAATGCACTCTAATCTATTCCTAGACATAGAGACCAATGGTCTTGACCCTGACACCATCTGGATAGCAGTGACTATGCAAGACGGTAAGGTGCAGGAGCACTATGACAAGGAGAGTCTCTCACTGGCGCTACAGGGCGACTTCCCAGTGGTAGGTCACAACCTCATAGGCTTTGACTTGCCGGTGTTAGAGAAGCTCTGGGACATTACAGTGGACAAGAGTAGGGTGGTGGATACCTTGGTGCTATCAAGGCTTGCTAATCCACAGCGCGAGGGTGGGCACAGGCTGGCTAACTTTGGTGGCAAAGGCGACCATGACGATTGGACTTGCCTATCACCTGAAATGGTGGAGTATTGCATCCAAGATGTACGTGTCACAGAGCAGGCGTACAACAAGCTCAGGATGGAGCTACTTAAGTTCAGTCAGGACTCCATTGACCTTGAGCATGAGGTGCAGTGGATCATACAGGAGCAGGTACGTAATGGCTGGCTGCTGGATGTCCGACATGCTGCTGACTTACTTGCTACCCTCAAGGAACGCAAGATGTCTGTAGAGGATGAGGTGCATGAGGTATTCAAACCTAAGTGGGTGGACGTTAAACAGGTAGTGCCAAAGACTAAGAAGGACGGCAGCCTGTCTAAGGTTGGACTTACTGACGATGAATACCAGAAGGTACTGGACTCCGGTGATAGGTCTCCGTTCATGCGTAGAGCCTTGAAGCCATTTAACCTTGGCTCAAGACAGCAGATAGGTGAGTACCTGATTGACTTTGGATGGGAGCCTTGCAAGCTAACACCCACAGGTCAGCCAATGGTAGATGAAGCAGTCTTGTCTACCGTCAAGGACATACCACAGGCAGCGATGATTGCTGAGTACCTGATGTTACAAAAGCGTGTTGCTCAAGTGCAGTCATGGGTAGATGAAGCTAACCCAGACACAGATAGAGTGCATGGCTATGTGAATACCAATGGTGCTGTCACTGGTAGGATGACACACTCTAAACCTAACTTGGCCCAAGTGCCTGCAAGCTACTCACCGTATGGCAAGGAATGCCGACAGTGCTGGATTGCAAGGGACGGATACAAACTTGTAGGGTTTGACGCTAGTGGCCTAGAGCTA